ACAACCTAATATGTTGTATGTCCCTTATGGTAAAAATAACGATTATAGCGATTACCTAAGTTATTTATATAACAATTCTGGTATACACGGAGCGATTATAAAAGGTAAGGCAACTTATATCTATGGTAAAGGTTTTAAAATTAAAGCCGATTGGAACGGTGATAAGGTAGCTTTAGAAAAGACTTTAAACTCAATTAACAATTCTCAAACTGCTGATGAGTTAGCGAGAAAGAAAATCTTTGAAAGAACTTTATACGGTGGGTGTGCGTATTTAATTGAGTGGGATGTTTTCGGTGCAATCAAAAGTGTAAAGCTCCAACCATTTAATACGATTAGAACAAACGTCGATAAGTCAGAATTTTACATAAGTAAGGAATGGACACGGGAACAAAGCACAAACGCTAAATGGAAAAGGTCAAACGGTAAACTTCCCGAAGATACTGTAACTTTACCTGCATTTGATCCCTTGAAAAGACAAGGCAAACAAATCCTTTACCTAATCGACGATAACCCTGCATCGGATATCTATCCTTTGCCCGAGTATAATAGTGGTGCTACACCGATTGAAACGGATATAGAGTGCAATTTCTTTCAACTTAATAATGTTAAGACGGGATTCAGCGCAGGAACTATGGTTACGTTCTTTAACGGAACGGCCATTAATGATGAAGAACAAGTAGAAATAGAACACGCATTTAAAAGTAAGGCCAGTGGAACGGATAATGCAGGAGAGATTTTATTAAACTTTCAAAATCCAAATACAACACCTCCCGAAATTAGTCCTTTACGTTCTAATGATTTAGATAAACAATACGAACAGTTAAGCAAGGACACAATTAATAAGATTCTTTACTCTCACCGAGTTTCTAACGGTTTACTTTTTGGTATTAAAACACCTGGCGAATTGGGTGGAGGTCGTTCTGAGTTTGATTTAAGTTGGGAACACTTTTCCAATACCTATGTAAAACCAAAACAACAAGAAGAAGAAGAGGATATGAATTATATTCTTTCTTTGTACGGTTTTATAGGTAATCCAGTTGAATTAACAACCTTAGACCCTATCGGAATTGAATTGACCTCAGATGTAATAAGCAGAACTATTGATGCGGATTCATTTGCTGACATGGTTTATGAAAGATTAGGAATTGAAAAACCTAACCTGGTTAAAAAGGATGACATTTTAACTATTATCAATTCAAATCCTATCATTGCTCCTAAGATTCTTGAAATATTAACACCTAATGAAATTAGAAGTTTTATAAATTTACCTGCGATTGTTGGAGGCGATGTTTTAAAGACAAGTGCATTTGAAACTCAAGAAGATTTTATACTTAACGAGTTTTTAAAAATAGGCGAGAGTGCTGACAATTACGAAATAGTGAAATCTTGTTTTGTTTATTCGGATTCTGATAAGTTTGCAAAAGAAGATGACCAACGCTTATTGGATGAGATTAAAAAAGGGAAGAGTTATAAGATTAGCGACCTTGCTAAAAAATTAAAGATTAGTGAAGCAGAACTTTACAAAAGTTTGGAACGCTTAAATAAGGCGAACATACTACAAGTTAAGTACACTGAGGTTAAAGGCGAAATAAGTATCACTCCAGAAGAGATACAAGAGCCACCAAGCCAAGAGGTAGGATTAGAAACTAAATGGCGTTATACTACAAATTTAGAGCCTCCTATTATTGATGGGACAAGGGAGTTTTGTCGTAAAATGTTAGGAGCAAATAAATTGTATTCAAGAGCAGAAATAGATAATTTACAAAACGATGCACACACTAACGGATATAATGAGGATGTGTTCAAATATAAGGGAGGATGGCAAACTATCAAAGGTACTGTTACTCATATACCAAGTTGCAGACATTTTTGGGAATCAGTGTTAGTTAGAAAGAAAAAATAAAATGAGTTTAAAACCACTTTTCGTAAGCACCGCCACTATAAAAAAATATGGTGTAATAGAGAATAATGTCGATGATAAATTAATCGCTCAGACGATTATCATGGTGCAAGATTTACAACTGCAACAAATTTTAGGGTCTGACCTTTACAATGAAATTGCCGACCAAATAAACGCAAGTACTCTAACAAGCTTAAATCAAACTTTGTTAGACGATTATATCAGAGATTTTATTATCAATGCTACAATCGCTGACGGGGCAATAATATTTAACTACCGATTCTCAAACAAAGGAGTAGTAACTCAAAACTCCGATAATCAACAACCCGTAAGTCAAAGAGAACTTGAATTGATTGAACAAAAGTGGGGGCGTATGGCTGAGTTTTACGGCAAAAGGTTGTCAGGTTATTTAAGCGAGTTTAACACCTCTTATCCTTTGTGGATGAGTGGCAATAATAACGCTCAAGATATTCAATCAAGAGAATTAGGATATAATACGGGAATTTATTTAGGCAGGTCAAGAAGAAAAAACAATGAACGAAAATATTACCCCTACTGCAAAGATTGCTAACAAAAAAATCACTAAAAAGAACTTACAAAAGTTAATGGTGTATATTGAAAAGAAAAAATGATTACTAAAAACATTCTTTACAAATATTTTAAGGATTTTGCAGATAACCATTTGCAAATAAAAGACTATGGCTATGGTGACCTATCGGAAATTAGTTCATCTACGGCTACAACTTATCCTTTGTTTTGGGTTAGTCCGCAACCGTCTAACATTTCAGGTAATGAGATAACCTACAACTTTAATATTTTAATAGGCGATAGGCTTGAGGATGGCGATGCAAATAAAGTCGAAGTTGAGAGTGATACTTTCCAAATAGGTTTAGACCTTTTAGCTACTCTTAACCTTAATCGTGATGTTGACCTTGACAAGAGCAATACATTAACTCCTTTTATCCATGATTTTAAAGACCGAATAGCAGGTCATTTAATAACTGTTAGCGTAACGGCTGATTTTGATTATAATGAGTGTGCAGTTCCAACTACGGGAACACCAACGCCTCCGACAAGTTCATGTCCAGTTGCGATAATAACAATAAACGGGGTAAGTTACGGAAGCGTGGGCAGTGGAAACACTGAGGATATAGCAGTAGTGGACGGAAGTGGGAATCCAATAGGCTCGTTAGTGAGTGGTAATTGGGTTGTTTCATCCTCATGCGCTGATGCAACGGCAGTACTTAAAAATACTTTAGGAACAACAATTTCAACAACATCAATAGCAAGTGGGGCAAGTTCAAACATTGTCGCACCCGATACCGTTATAACGATTAATTCAGCTTCTTTCTTAACCAATCCCGTAGCGGTTAATCCTAACATCTTAGTTAAAGATGGAACGGGGACTCAAGTAGGTAGTAAAGTAGGGAGTGAGTGGATTGTGCCGACGGGTGGTGGTGGGACAATGACGGCAAATTTTAGTGCTGATATACTTACCGCAGAAGTTGGGCAAACAATTACTTTTACTGATACATCAGATAATAGCCCCACTGAATGGGCTTGGGATTTTAACGGTGAGGGTAGTTCTAATTTACAAAACCCTATTTTCCAATTTGATAGTGTAGGGTTAAAAACTATTACATTATTAGCGGCTAAAGATGGCGTGGGAGATTTTGTTACTAAATCAAATTATATCCAAATTGTTCAAGATAATATAGTTACTGATTTTTTAACCGCTACAAGCATAAGCGATACAACAATTATAAGTGCATTAACTCAATTAGTTTATGATTTAAGAGTAAATAATTTATTAAGTAAATTTACTGCCATTTATCCATTTGTCGGAGGTACTGCTACAACGCATAAATTTAATCTACTTGACCCTCAAGATACAAACGGGGCTTATCGGTTAGTATTTTCAGGAGGTTGGACACATACATCAAGAGGAATAAAACCAAACGGGACAAACGCGAGTGCTGATACTTTTTTGGCGCAAAATGTTTTAGCACAAAATGATGTCCATGTTTCCGTTTATTTGATGGATAACTTATCAAGTTCAGGAGCTGTAAGTGGTGTTGATATTGCAACGGGGGCAACATTTTATTTATCTTCATGGTATCAAGGTGTTGCAGGTGGGATTTCAAACGTAAATAATACGGGGTTACAAGTAATAAGTAGAACGGATGAGGCATATTTTGGATTTTATATTGCAAGTCGGTTAAGTTCTACTACAAGAAAATTCTTTTTAAATGGTAAATTAAAAGACACATTTGTTGCCACAAGTAACACCCCCAGTTCAACTACTTTTAAATTGTCTTTAGGGAGTGTAGGGGAATATAGTATAAGAGGTCAAGCGTTTACTTCATTAGGGGCAGGATTAACGGATAGTGAGGCAGATTTGCTTAATACAATAGTTAGTAATTACCAAAACATTTTAACCCGCAGAGTATGATAAAAGCGTATAAATTAACGATAGCACAATTTAATTTAATTAATGGTAAAGAGTTTACAAAAGATGGTTTGTTTTTACCTTTTCAAGACTTTAACGGAGATTACTATATTTCTAAAGAAGAAGTTGAACAATGTGACGTATTAGAATTTAATTGGGTTAAAGATTTAGAACTTGCTGATTACATAAGATTTAAACCTACAACCGAGTTAACTCCTTACGCAGTTGAAATCCCTTTAGAATATCGTTTACCATTCAGAAACGGAGTTTTTAAATTAAACGCTTTTGAAGTACCATTAGACAACTATCAAGATACTAAGGTAGTAAACTTAGCTTATTTTGAGTGGGCAGAGTTTCGTGCAGAATTAGATACTAAAGATGCAAATGGTAATTTTGTTTACCAAGCGTTAAAGGATAGTTTAATGGATTTATGGGATTATGTAGGTTTACAAGTAGCAAATAATAATATAATTGTCTTATGAGGGGTTTAATCTTGTATCTAACGGCTTTAATCCTTAAGGGTATTTTTTATCCTTTAGGGTTTTTTTACTCTTGTTTTTTGACGTTGTTTAAAAACGGCTATGCAGAATTAGACGGATACCTTTTTAAATGTGCGGTTGCCGATGACCAACAAGCAAATACTTATTTGGCTAAATTGTTTAACGATATTTTAATTAAAAAAAACGGTCATAAGTTCGGCAATCCCGA